GAGACAAAGAGAGTCACGTAGTCATTGCCATCGGCAGTGTGTGGCCCAAATCGGTTCTTTACTGCAGCTACCTTGAGTTCACCATTGCTTGGGTCATAACCTAGCGTCAGGATCAACGCCGGTAACTGACTTACCTTGCCGTGAATAGCACGTCTAGCAGGTGGTTTAGATGGTGATCCGTACTCACTCTGCTCAGATACGTGGTGCAGTACCAGTACGCAGGCTTCAGTCTTACGTGCCATATCGTGCAACTCCATCATAATCGCACGTAAGCCAGCCCACTCATTGTCTGTCTCTGCTGCCACATTCATTAAGTTATCTATGACGATCAGCTCTGGAGCGTGACCATAGAGTTCAACATATGCCCTGATCTCTAACTCAATATCATCTAGTGAAGGGGACGAATCAAAGACCCACTTGATATGTTCTAACTTATCGAAGTGCTTATCGTAGTAGTTCTTGTTGTTAGATAAGTTCGACTCTACCGATACCTGCGAGTGACCAGATGCAGCAGATGCTGCTCTCATCATTACAGTTGTAGTATCAGTATCTGCTGAAAAGAAAAGCGTTGGTACATCTGCCTTCATCGCATAGATGAGTGCAAACATAGACTTACCAGCGTTAGGTGCAGCAGCTACCATACAGACTTGTCCTCGCCGGAACTTAATCTGCTTGAGTGCTAGCCCCTGCCACACGTCAGGAAGCGGAGTTGCTTTGGTAAGCACCCCACTCCAAGCACGTGATAAGTCAAGCAACGCTTCCCCCCTCTAATACTATCCGTCGTTTACGTCTAATTATCCTGCGTTCGCCTTCAGCGATTCCTCCCCAGATGCCGTGCATCTCATTCTGTATTCCCCACTCAGCACACTCTGCCTGATGTGGACATCTTCTACAGATAGATTTAGCCATAACCATCTCGGTAGTGTTGACGCTCCCAGCCTCCTTCTCAGGAAACCAGAAGTCGCCACCGACTGTAGCGCAAGCAGGGTTCTCATAGAACCGAGGCTCGCGCACCGATCATCGAACCCAGATAGTGTCGCACTTGTCTGTTGCACCCTTTGGTGCAGCGCACATATGACCCTTCCAAGATTTACCCTGAGCATTAGTACCTTCACGATATGTCATTGTACCGTGCTTACAGGTTTGACTAGAAATGCCAGAAATGTCAACAGCAACTGGTGTTGCGTTAAATGCTGCAGCAACTGCTGCAACTGTTGGCGCTGGTGCTGGTGCTGAACCAATTAATTCATTACCGGTAGCGCGAATGTTGAGTGCGTTCATAGCAAGATCTGCTAGTCCAGCTTCTAATTCTGTAACACTTGCTGCATAAATATTTACTAAAGTTCCGTTAGGTAAACTGTAGTTTACTTGAAACTTTGTTGACTCTGGTGCTGGCATATTATTTTCCTCCACTTGGTTTGATGTTTAGTCTTGCTGTCTCTTCACCGATACTCACTGGGACATAACCAATAAGTTCTTTTACTTTATCTTTATCAACTGTCTCACGACCTTTAACCTTTGTCCAACTGATTTCGATACCACTAGCAGTAACACCAATGGTTCCTTCTAAAGATGCTCTCAAAGAATCCTTTTCTTTTTCTAACTCTTTGATCTTGCTATCCAACTGTAAGTAATGAAGTGCATTTTTGTCAACTTCTACGTCCTCAATGATTACTTCACTCAGGACGATACGTTCTTTTTTTAAGCCAACACAACCCATCGTTCCCGATGCGTCATAGTACTGGCAGTAATGCTTACAGAAAGATTCATCCTTCTCAGGTTCTGGAGCTGACTCCATTGCCTTGACTTGAGTTAACCACTCCAAAGCCTCTAGTGCAACATCTTCATCGTAGGCTTCTGAGTGAACCTTTACATCCTTCTCAGCACCATCACGAGCGATAGCAACTAGGTTCACAGTGTTGACTGTGTGACCGTTCTGCGCTAGTAGATACCCATAGATCTGCACCTGCCAACGCTGTTGCTTTGATGGGAAGTAAGAAAGGTTCTTGACCTTGCTTGTCTTCCAGTCAATGACTGCGCCGGTACTAGGTATGAACAAGTCAATGTGTGCTTTCATATCGCCGTGCTCTACTGCAGTCTCAACTAAGTAATCTTTACCATCTGGATCTAAGTGACCGATAGCATCTTCGATTGCTGCGTGAATAGCAGTACCCATAATTGCAGCCAGCTTTGACTGGTTCTCATTAGTCTCTGGTTGTCCGTTCAATCGGTACCAGACCTTACGACGGCAACCACCAATCTCTGATGGACCTACCTGTGTCTGTGTACTGCGATCACGAGAGGCATCCTTAGCGTGGAGCACTGTTAATAGCAGTTCTTTTGGATCTGTAATCATTGCGGGTTCCTTACGATAAATGCAGCACCTGGATAGTTGGCTGCTTCTAACTGTTGTGCGATCTGCTCACGCAGTTCTATCTCCATAAAGATCGGAGTTGCTGATCTACGACCAGACTGTATTGCTTCTTCTATTGCGAACTTAATGGTCTTTTCCATTATCGGATATCGTCTCTATACTGGAGAAACGCATCGAAAGCATAAGCGCAGACGAAACCAATAAGCAAACCAAATAAAAATCCAAGCATTGTTCTATCCCTTCTCTTGAGTAACTAATTGAATCGGAGGACAGGTGTTCACGTCAAGTACCGACGCGATCTTTATTGCTCGCTCTGCTACCACCTTAGACATCAGCAGAGACTTATACGATCCTGGCTTGAGCGAGTAGAGATAGCCCAAGGCAAATGCTCCACCGCTACCTGCTGCAAAGAGTCCACGCTCACTAGCGTTGAAGGATAGATCTGATCCGATAGAAAATAAGTTTCCATCGAAGGCGATGAGGTAAGCGTAGCTCGATTCCTTATCGGATGGATCGTATCCATTATCCTTAAAGGCAGCGTAGATACTAGGCAGTACTCGCTTACCCATCCACTCAACGGGATCGTAATTCTTATACGTTGGTGGTTTCCAATTAAAGGCGAGGATATCTCCAGGTCGTGAATCGCCCGTGATGCCTAACAGGTAATCACTCACGTGAACGATCTTCGGAGTCTGCGTAGATATGATGCGCTGATCGTTATCGGTGATCTGACTATCGGAGGCCATCACTACGAAATCAGATCCTTGAATACCTACCAGTGTCGTCATTGGCAGATCATATCACGGCGTGTCGCAAGACACACATCTACCAGAGCGTGTGTACAATATGAGCCGTAGGCGAATAACAGTACAGCGGCCCTTAACGGGCCGAGGAGTGTGAGGAGGCCCGACAGTATGCGGCTCCGTCTACTCTCCCTGCAGAAATTCAGAGGCAGGAACAAGACCTACGATGGCCTTCCTGAGCCATTTGGAGCCGATCTGAGGGGCTTAGGCCCCGTCCACGCCTGTACCTGTGGCTGCACTATGTTCAACATCCTGGCAGCCTTTGAGGACTACGACATTGCTTGGTGGCACCTTGACGGAACCTGTGCCAACTGCGGAAATCTGGTCACTATTCCCTGCCCTGTGGATAACCCTGATGGACCACAAGCTAACGGATATTGATGAGACTGCAAGGACTGGTACCTGTTCAGTCTGTGGTTTTACCAAGATTAAACTCAGAGATAAGAGCCGACCTCTTCAAAGCAGGTACCGGTGCAAGGCAGTCTATAAACGTAACATCATCAAGAATCAGTACCCATACGCAGTCCATAAGAAAGACACCTGCCAGAAGTGTGGCTTCATACCAGCACATATCAGTCAGCTCGACGTTGACCACATTGACGGTGATAGATGGAACAACGACCCGTCTAATCTACAGACGCTCTGTGCTAACTGTCACCGCTTAAAGACACACTTGCATAACGATAGCGACTCTGGTATTTTTTAGAGCAGTGGGGAATCCAAGTACCCACGAGTGCTGGACTAAACCTCTACAGACTTCGCGGCCTGTAGGGGTTTCGTTCTTTTCGGGCATAAAAAAAGAAGGCCGGTCCCCGTAGGGACCGACCTCCTGTTGCCTCGCGCTGATGGGCTAATTACTTAGCACCACGTCCAAACTCTGTTGCCTTTGGGTCTAGTGCCTTGAGCAATGGACCTGCGATAGCAGCGATACCTGCTGTTGCTAAAGCCTTTGGATCTGTAACTCCTGCAAGGTATAGCGCAAGTACTGACGCTACTCCTGCACGGAGATATGTTGCGAGCATTGATTTCATCTTTGCGTTCATTTGTTCTCCTTCTTCTTAGGTAAAGGCTTAACTGCTGCCTTCACTTTGTTGATAGCCTTTGGCTGGGGCAGCCAAGGGAACCAAGGAGAAGTATCGTTACCGCACTCTTCCTTGATCGAAATATGTAGGTGCTTGTTGTGTGGGTTGGAACCGGTGTACTTGCGTTCACCCTTTTCTGCAGACCAGATTCTTCCCTTGAATATCAGGTACTTAACTCGTGGATCTTTCTGTAGCTCTAGGTAGATCACTGCACAAGCAACGCCCTGTCCTGGATCAGTAGTCAGATCTACTGCAAAGCCTGAGTTATGATCTGAGTTAGGGTTCTGGTGTACGTGTGCTGGGCTAGGCAACAATCCATCTGATGCCTTGTTGCGCTTAGGCCAGTGTGCTGTAGCCTGACGTAGTACTGCGATAGCAGCAGGTGTGGCCTTCTTTGCTAATGGGATCATAGTTCCTTCTTCTGTATCAGGATCTGGTAGAGGATCTCTACCTTCTCTTCTAAACGGATAACTGAATCTTTGAGTGAACTGCCAGAGTTAGGCTTGAGTTCGTTGAGGTAGTGCTTGACCAACCATTTAACGGCGCCAACAAAGCCACCGATGATAGTAAGTACAGCAACAGCTACCGTTGCGTAGTCTTGTGCCTGCATTAGATTGTCCTAATTGTGACTAGAAGTGTGCCGCCGAATCCAGAGAACCTTTTATCCTCTGGGGTTTTGTTAATGAAGTCCATCTCTTCAATGATGCCAAGGTATTCTTCACCAGTTCTAAAGTCCTGAACACGGATGGTGTCGCCAACATTTTCAATGGCTTCTAGTTGAGACAAGCGATCATAGGCAGATCCTTCATAGCCTACTTCGTTGCTAAACTTATCGCTCTCGTGGTCATAGCAAAATACTGGGTATTGAATCAGGCGCTGACGTGGAACTGCTGGCAATGACTTGAGTTGGTAGCCAGTAAAGAGTGGTCCCTTAGTAGAATCAGTTGCTGATCGAGTCATAGTAAACTTAAATCCTAGATACTCTTGTGCAGTATTTGGATAGTTAACACTGATCTCAGGAACAGGAGTTCCTTGTGCAAATGTACCGATGTT